TATAATGTATTAGTATTTGATGAGATATATGAACCTGGTTTAATTATTTCTCAAGCGGCTCAAAAAATTAGAGAACGAGTAAATAATTTAGGTTATAGTATGAATGACTTTACTGCTTTTTTAGGTCCAGATGATTTATGGAATACATCTCAAGAAAATGGTAGATGTAAAGCGGATATATGGGCTGAAAATGGAGTACCATTAACTAAAGTAAAAAGAGATAGACCTACTGGATGGTTAGCTATAAAAGAAGATTTATTAGTTGATTATAGTGTAGCTCCTGAAAAAAGAGCCGATACTTGCAAATTAAAAATATTTAGTAAGTGTGTAAATCTTATTAGATGTTTACCTAAATTACAAACCGATCCTAAAAATAGTGATGATTGTATGACTGAACCTCACGAATTAACTCATGCTCCAGATGCTTTAAGAACTTTTTATACTTATTGGTTAGCAGTACCTGATGAAATTAAATCTCAAAGATGTATAAGAGTATCACAAGAAGTATATGAAGATTATTTAAATGCCACAGATGAAGTAAAAGCATATTTAGAAAATAAATATGGAAAAATATTTTGCATACAATAATAAAAAAGGAGATATATTATGGCTAAAAAATTAATTAACGCTATATATAATGGCGTATTTGAAGGAATGACTATAGATGATGCTGAATCATTATTTGAAAAAGCTAGAGGCAATTATCAATCTGAACTAGACCGTTTTAATAAATTATATGCTTTATATAAAAAGCCTGATTCTAATGGTGAATATGATAAAAATATAATTTTTGAACTTATAGAATCAGAAGTAGATAATAATATTTACTATCCAAAAGTTCGTAGTTTAAATGGTAGAACCGATCCATCTATAGAATTAGAAAGAATACTCCGTTCTGAATTATATGATTATAATTATAGAGAATATAATGATATTCAAGAAAGATTTACATATATATTCGGTGGAGCAGTAACAATGGTTTATTGGGACCCGTTAAGTAGAAATAGTGCTAGAGGTGGAAAATTAAAATATAAATCTATCGATCCTAGATGTTTTATTCCTCAATCAGGAGTAAATAACATTGAAGATATGGATTATTGTTTCATAGTAGAATCTTGTACAAAAATGAAAATACAAAATTTGTATCAATTAAAAAATGAAGATTTAGACTTTTTAAAATCTGATACAGAATTTAATATCGATCCTGATTTAATAACTGTAAAAACTATGTTTTATAAAGATAAATATAATCATGTTTGTAAATTTGTATGGAGCGGTTCATTAGTATTAGAAGATGATGATAATATATATGCTGATAAATTATTATATTGTTCTAACTGTGGTACTTTAAAACAAGCCGATGAAGATGAATGTATAAAATGTCATAAACATGAGTTTGAATTTAAAGAAGTAAATAGAAGAAAAGTAAGAGTTAGACTTCAATCTGAAATTCAACTACCTAATGGAGAAACATTAGAAAGACCAGTAGAAGAAGAAATAGAAGTAACTCCATACGTACCTAATAGAATACCAATAGTTATAAGAAAAAATATTTCATCTACTGATTTATTCGGTATATCAGACGCTGAAATGATTAATACAAGTCAAAAACTTAATAATAGTTTATTAAATAAATTAGCTGAAAGAGTACTTAAATCTGGTTCTTTAATAGCTTTACCTAAAACATTAAGAAATAAATTAAAAGTAGATAACAGCGAATTAAAAATACTATATTATGATACTCCAGCAGATGCTAATGGTATTATTGTTAAAACATTACAACCTCAAATGGGAAATGAAGGTTATTTAATGGATAGTGCTTATACTACCGCTCGTCAAACTTTAGGTATTACAAATACTTATCAAGGAAGAGAAGATGCAAGTGCTATTAGTTCTAAAGCTAAAAGTATTCAAATTCAACAAACTGCAGGTCGTTTAGAATCAAAACGAGAAATGAAAAAAGCAGCTTTATCAAATATGTTTGAATTAATGTTCGAATTTATATTAGCTTATTCTTATGAATATAGAGGCTATTATGTAGATATTAATGGAGAAGAAACTTATAAAGTATATGATAATAGATTATTTTTAGCTCAAGATACAGATGGTAATTATTTTTATGATGATGAATATGCATTCGATATTGATATAAGTGCTTCTTATGAAAATGACAGACAAACTATGTGGGAAGAAACAAGACTTAACTTTAGTTCAGGAGCATTTGGTAATCCACAAGAAATTGGTACTATAAGAATGTTCTGGCAAACTATGTATAAATTACATTATCCAGGAGCTAAAGAAGCATTAGATTATATTGAGTCTAGAGAACAAGCTATGTTAGCACAACAAGAAGTAGAAAATACATTTAGACAAAGAGAATTAGATTTGAAACAATCTGAAATTGAATCTAAAGATTTAAGTAATGAAATGGAACATAGAGCACAAAGTAATATTGCTAATGCTAAACTATTGGATAGTTTAAATAAAAATCAATAATTTGCATAATATAATAATAAGAAGGAGATATTATGGAAAATGATATTACGCTTGAAGTATTAGATGCTGTCACTAATACTGATGACACGGCTGATAATAGTGTGAAAAAAATTAAGGATGGAGTTAAACGTTACTCTGAAAGACTTAATGCCGACAGAGAAAAGATTAAAAATCAGCTTGAGACTGATTACAAATCTAAATTATCTACTTTATTAGGAGTCGAGATTAAAGACTTAACTCAAGATGAAATAGATGCTGCTGTAAAAGCAAAAATCGAAGATAGCGATGTCGTTAAAGAAGCTAATAAAATAATCGAAGCTAACAACGCTAAGCTAATACAAGAAAATCTTGACAATAATATAGCTAAAATAAAAGCTATAAATCCAGATATTGATACTGTTGAAAAATTATGTGCACATCCTCAGTATGATGATATTAAAGCTAAAATTGATAAAGGTTATGAATTGTATGATGCTTATATTTCAGTTGTAGGTTTTGAAAATTATTCTTCTAACAGTCAACCTTCTATAGTAAAACCTAATATTAATTCTAAAACTATACCTTATGTTCAACCTGAAACAATGAACGAGGCTACATTAGAATTTTATAGAAAGGCTTTTCCAAATAAAACTAAAGAAGAAATTTTGGCAATGTATAGAAGAGATTCAAAGTAAAGGAGAAAGAGAATTATATGGAAAAAATTTATAATATTAATAACTCTGGTACTCAAACAGTTAAAGGAAAAGTAGTCTCTGGTTCTACTGTTAAAACAGTTAAGAAAGGCAAATAAAAGTAATGAAAATAAAAGAAGAGTTACTTTTGGCACGTGGCTTTAATAGTGAAAAAGAACTTAATGACTTTTTGAAAAACTGTGTTGACAAAACCTGGGTTGAAGAATTAAAAGAATATTTTGGAATAGTAAACTCAGATAAAATAGTTGAAGAAAATGTTATTGAAGAAGAAACTATTAAAACTGAAGATTTACAAAAGAATAAAAAATCTAAAAAATAAAGTTAAGGAGGAATTATAAATGAAACTTTATAAAAGTCAAAATGAATATGATACTGAAGCATATACTAATGGTTTAACAGCTTTAGTAGTTGGTGCTCCAGTAAAATTATCTAGTGGAAAATTAGTAGCTGACGCTAGTGCTCCTACTCATGTTGTATTAGAAGCAGCTGCTGCAAATGAAGCTAATATTTTAGTTCATCCAATTAGAAAAGATGAACAATACAGTGCTATATTAAGTGCTAATGGTTCTGCATTAAATGTTGGAGATGCTGTAACACTTAATACATCTGGTTTAGCAACTGCTACTACTGCTTCAGGTGTATTTAGAATTGAAGAATTCTTAGATGCAACTAAAGCATCAGGAACAGTTGTTGTTGGTAAGTTTATATAATATAAGGAGGAGAAATATAAATGAATACAGGTTTATTATTTACTGTATCAGGAGATTTAGCGAATAGTATATTTTTTAAAGATTTATATGCTCCATTAAAGAGTGTTGTAGTTGAAAAATATAATGAATTTGCTCAAACTGATACATTTAAAGGTATTTTTAAAGAAGTAAGTTCTGATAGTTTTGCAGAATCTTACACTAGTATGAGTGAACTAATCGGTGGATTTGAACAAATTCCAGAAGGTGGAGTACCTAAGATTAGTGAAAGAATTGAAGGTTATAAGAAATTTGTAGAAAACTTCAATTATGCAAATAGCTTCCATGTATCAAGAAATGCTATTGAAGATAATAAAATTGCAGGAGCAATCAATGGTTTATCATTAATGATGAGAAATTATTGGTTATCTAGAAATAATGAAGCAGGAGCTTTCTTAGTAAATGCAGTTAGTGGAACTACTACATATAAAGGAAAAGCTATGGACATTACTAGTGCTGATGGTTTAAGTCTATTTAATACTGCTCATACTTCAAAAGTTCAAGGAGTTGCTAATCAATCTAATAAATATGCAGGTATTGCTACTGAAATTGCAGGTGGTACATACTTTAGTTCTAATTTATTAGCTCAAGCTGAAACTATTATGCAAAATATTAAAGATGATAATGGAGAAATAGCTGGAATTACTCCAGACACAATTATTATTCCTAATGATGCTACATTAAAGAAACAAGTATTTGGTGTTCTTGGAGCTAACTTTATTCCTGAAACTAATGGTAATGCATTTAACTATTTAGTTGGTAGATATAATGTAATTGTATCACAACATTTAAATGGATTAGTTAGTGGAAGCGATAAACCATTTATCTTATTAGATAGTAATTATAATAGTGTAGTTGATGGATTAATCTATCAAAATAGAGAAAGTTTAAGAGTAAGAGCTTATACTGACCCTAAAACAGAAAATGTTGTATTCGCTGGAGCTGATCGTCACTGCTATTCAGCAATTGACTGGAGAGAAGTTGCTGTATTCGGTGTAACTGGTGGAACAGCTTTATCTTAATATAATAAATAAAAGATACATTAAATTGTATCTTTTTTATTGCATATAATATTAAAAAGGAGATATAGATTATGAACAAAGATATAACTTGGGGAGATATATTAATATCTACATGCAAGAAAATGTTTTTAAATAAAGATGCTATATTTGTATCAGATTTACCAGATTTAATTGATGATAGAAATTATTCTACATATTTAAATATGGCTCCAGACGTTATGAACGAATTAATATTGATACTTAATAATAGAGTTTTAATAAACATAAAGAAAATAACAATAGATATGAAAAGTGCAATATATGACAGTTATATAAATAGTAACGATCCTAGATATTATATATTTGATATAAAATCTTATTTAGAATCATTATTAGAAGAAGGAGAACAACTTGATTATTTATATACTGAAGTTATACAACATACTAATGTTAGAAAAGATAATTTATTATTTGACGAACAAGATGGAGTATTATATATAGATAAAAGATTTTTCAATGATAATGATTCTACTTTAATTTTTAAATATAGAGTAATTCCATATATTTATACTACTGATACTCCATATAGTACTTTAATAAACTTACCATATAATATATGTTCTATTGTGCCTTTATATTTAGCATCAGAATTATATAAAGATGATGATATTTCTTTATCTACTCAATATAGAAATCAATTTGAAACAGAATTAGATTTTATATCTACTCAGATGGTTGATAGTTTAGGTACTGAACATTCTAGAGATGTAGGTGGTTATTATGGCTGTTAGTTTCGAAGTACCTGAATCTCCAGCTACATTTTTGAATTCATTAACTGAATTTTTAGGAGTAGATTATAATAATCCATTAGATTTAGATGTACGTCATAGTCCTAAAATGATGAATATGATTTTAGAAAATGGTTATTTACATAAAAGACATGGATTAAAAATAAAAAAAAGAATTAACAATAAACCGATATATGGTATTTGGCAATATGATGTACCAAGTGATAATAATTGTAATGAAATTTTAATAGTTCATTGTGGTGATAAATTATATGAAGTAGCAACTGATTTTTCTACTAAAACACAAGTAATGAGTGGTTTAGCAGAACGAGATTCATGTGGTATGTTTATGGATGACAAATTAATTATATTAGATGGTAAAAGAGCTATAATTTATGGTAAATATAATAATGTATATGGACCACAATATATGGACCAAGTAGCTTATATTCCTACTACAACTGAAGCTCTTAATCCAGATGGAACCGGCGGAACTTTAATAGAATCTGCTAATATGATGACTCAATATAGAATAAATACTTTTATTAGTGATGGTACTAGTACTGTATATCATACTGATTCTTCTACTATAGGTACTGGAATTGGAGATACTAAAGTTTGGAAATTAAATTCTGGAACTGGAGCATGGGATTTAGTTGATTCAGGAGCTTATACTGTAGCAAGCAATAATGTTATAACTTTTTATGAACCTATTGAAGCTACTCCTGTAACTGGTTCTCCAAATGTAAAAATACAATTCAAATCTACTACAGAAGATTTAAAAAATAGAATAAATAAATGTAGATTTTGTGCTCCATTTGGTTATAGAGGAAATAATCAATTTATGTTTTATTCTGGTAATCCAGATGTTCCTAATTGTGATTGGCATTCTAATATAGGTTTAGGTATAACTCCAGACCCTACTTATATTCCTGATGATACTTTTGCTGTAATAGGTTCTCAACCTATAGTTGGTTATTTAAGATTAGCTAATGGTACTTTAGCTATATTAAAAAAATTAAGTGATTCAGATTGTAGTATATATTATAGAACATCAAATACTTATGCTAATTATTATGTATTTCCACTTACTAAAGGCACTAAAAATGTAGGTTGTTTATCTAATTATACTTGCGTA